CCCATGCCGCGCTGCTGGGCAACACCCACCTCGATGAGCACGTCATCGCGCTGCGGATCGACGAGACGACGACCGGCTGGCAGCAGCGCGGCGAAGGATGGATCCGCGTCCTCAACATCCCCGTCCGTCTCGACATGGCGGAAGTCTCAACGATTTCCAACTAGAAAGGTAACGGTACCGCTATTCCCAAAGAAGCCGGCCTCGGAGATTCCTTCTTCATCGGGGGCTACAACCTCAGCACCGACGTCTCGGCGCTCGACACGATCGCCGTCCGACGGGCGGCCCTGGACGTGACCTCCATCAGCTCGTCGGCGGTGGAACGGATCCCCGGCCTGCTCGATGGTGAGATGTCCTTCGCCACTTGGTTCGACCCGGCCACCGCGCTGTCGCATGCCGCCCTGTCGACGCTGCCCACCACTGACCGGACGGCGATGTACTTCCACGGCACCACCGTCGGCAACCCCGCCGGCGCCCTGACCGGCAAGCAGATCAACTATGACTGGAGTCGCGGGCAGGACGGCTCGCTAGCGGGCACCGTCCAGGTGCTCGGCAACGGCTCGCCGGTGGAGTGGGGAATCATGCTGACTGCCGGAGCGGAGTTGTTCGCGGCGGCTGGCGCGGGCACCCACTTCGATCAGACCACGGCCTCGACCGCGTTCGGCGCGGTGGCCACCCTCCAAGTCTTCTCGTTGTCGGGCACCAGCGTCACCGTCGCCGTTCAGGACTCGGTGGACACCACGCCCGGCAACTTCTCGAACATCACCGGGCTGGCGTTCACGGCGGTCACCGCTGGCGCCGGACGCGGTGAGCAACGGCTGGCGACGGGCATCACCGCCACCATCCGGCGCTGGGTCCGGGTCAACCTGACCGGCACCTTCACTAACGCGACGATCGCCGTCGCCTTCACGCGGTTCACCGCAGCCCAGTCGTAGGAGACAGTCATGGCCAAGAGCTCAGGCATCACCACCACCTTCAGCGTCGACGACGGCGCCGGCTCGCTCCAGAACATCAGCACCGGCGTTCTCTCGTTCGAGATCAGCACGCCGCGTGGGAACGCGGACATCACCGGCCTGGACAAGAGCGCGATCGAGCGCATCCTGCTCTTGGCCGACGGTCAGGTCACCATCAACATGCAGTTCGATCCGACCGCGACGACCGGAACCCACACCGTGTTCCGAACCATCGGCTCAACCAGCCAGACGCGGACGGTGACCATCGTCGTCAACAGCACGCCATCGGCGACGTTGACGATGGAGATGATCGCCACCGACTACAACCTCAGCCGCGGCGCCGACGGCAACCTGACCAGCACAGCCACGCTGATGCTTCAGTCGGGCACAGCACCAACCTGGTCATAACCCGCATAACACGGAAGGGGCTCCATGCTTGGGCTACAAAGTTCCTGTACGGACGGTCACCTTTGACTTTCCTGACGCGAAACCGGGAGACGATCTCCGCGGCCTAGAGGTCGTCTTCCGGGTCGGACTACCGATCGCCACCTACGTCGAGCTGTCGAACATGGCCGCGGAGGCGTTCGCCAAGAAGGCCACTCTCGAGAAACTCCACGGGCTATTCCTCCGTGTGGCGGAGATCGGCCTGGTGAGCTGGAACATTCCGAACGGCAAGGGGATGCTGCCCGCCACGCCGGAGGCGTTCGTCGAGAAGATCCCGGCCGCCATCGCTTCGCGGTTGGTGGGTCGCTACCTCAAGGAAGTAGGGGCGCTGTCTGGCCCTTTAGCCACGACCTCCGCAAGTGGAAGGCGGTCGGCAGGGCGCCCGAAGTCGACCAGCCAGCCGAGCTCACCGGAGCTCTGATCGTGGAGCAGATCGCCCGCCGCTATGGCTTGCCACCGCACGAGGTGGCGGGCTACGACGCTGACTTCTACTTGCGCCACCTCGCCATCCTTGACGAGTCCGGCGTGCTGAAGGAGAGCTGATGGGAAGAACTGCTGCGACTTGTCACCCGGACCGTCCAACCGTCCGGCATGGATTGTGCAACTCGTGCCATTTGAAGGACTACCGGGCTGCCAATCGAGACAAGATCAGGGAGTGGGCGAGAGGGACACGCGAGCGCCGGAAAGCCCGCGATCCTGACTATGACCGTCGAGCCCATGCCCGGAATCGTGTGCGGCGAGGCGAACAGTCCTGGCGCTATCACCAGTTGAGTTGGTACGGCCTGACTGCCGAGGAATACGACTCTATCCTTGAAGAACAGCATGGCGTCTGCGCCATCTGTCAACGACCGGAGCGGGCGACATATCGCGGGAAGATTCGCCGGCTTGCAGTTGACCATGTTCATGGGTCTGAACCTGTCGTCGTTCGTGGTCTGCTCTGCGCCGGGTGCAACAGCGCCCTCGGTAATCTCGGGGATACCCCCGAACTTCTGAGACGGGCGCTGGTCTATCTCGAGCGGGCTGACTGATGGGAGACAGCCAGGCCCGGATCAGCATTTTCGCCGACGACAAGGCGAGCGCCACCATCAAGTCGGTGCAGGGTGGGCTGGCGGGGATAGCGCAGGGTGCGAAGACATCCATCCTGACCGGCGTCGGGCTGGGCGCTGGCATCACCGCGTTCGCCATGACCCAGCGTGCCGTCGGGGCAGTGACCGATGCCATTCAGGGGATGGTCCAATCGGCCATCGAGGACGAGTCATCCGTCGCCCGCCTGACTGCCGCGCTCCACGCCAACGTGCCGGGCTGGGACGGTAACACCGACGCTATCGAGCGGACCATCGCGGCCAGCGAACGGCTGGGCTTCACCGACGACGAGACGCGGGCATCGCTGACCTTCCTGACCGCTGCCACCCACGACGTCACCAAGGCGCAGGAACTCCACAACACCGCGATGGATCTCGCCCGATTCAAGGGCATCAGCCTCCAGTCAGCATCCGAGGCGCTGGTCAAGGTTGAGGCGGGACGGTATCGCATCCTCGCCAGCCTCGGCATTCAGCTCCGAGAGGGAGCCACGGCCACCGAGGCACTCGCTGCGGTGCAGGCTGTGGCCGCTGGTCAGGCCGAGGACTTCGGCGAGACGACGGCCGGAGCCATGCTCGCGGCGCAGGTCGCGCTCGAGGAAGCGGGCGAGGAGATCGGGCGCGAACTGCTGCCGCTTATGAAGGGGCTCGCCGACTTCACCCTGAACAGCGTGGTCCCGGCCATCAACGGGCTGATCGATGGGCTGAAGACGCTCGGCCCGGTGCTCGGTCCCCTCGGCGACATCTTCCGCACGGCCTTCGTTCCCGGTGCCGTGGCAGCCGAGAACCTGATGACCGCTGCCGAGGAGATGGCTACCAGGACCGCCGCCTCCGGTGTGACGACATCGAACAACTGGATCGCGATGGGGAACGCGATCGCCGCAGAAACCGAGGAAACCACCGGCGTCATCGTTGACGAGTTCGGGGCGATGCCCGGTGAGTCGGCCGCCGCCATGCTTAGGGGCGAGACGGAGCTGGTCGGCGCGGTCGAAGAACTGCTGCGGATCACCGCGGAGGCGATGACTCCCTCCGCGCAGAGGGCGTCGGCCATCGGGTTCCTGACCAGCGACGCCTACTCAGCGGCCATCGCGTCGGGCAAGCCCGCCGCCATCGCGAGGGCGAATGAGCTGTGGAACGCCGCCGTCACGACGCTCCACAACACGTCTGGTGTGAATCAGGCTGGGCGCACCATCGGCGGTCACTGGATTCAGGGCATCACCTCCTCGATCTACAACGGCTACTACTCGGTCGCCAACGCGGGCGCATCCATCCGCAATCTGCTGGGCCACTCGCTGCCAACCGAAGGGCCGCTGAAAGGCAACGCTGCGGAGCGCGGCGGCATGGCCATCGGGGAAGCGTGGGCCACCGCCATCGGCACCGGCATCCGGGCCAACATGCCAACCCTCGCGCTGCCGGGGCTGGCTGGTGGCGGCGGCGGATTCAGCGGCGGTGCGATGACGCCCGCCGCAGCCGGCGGTGGCGAGATCCACACCCACGTCTACCTGGACGGCCGCGAGATCGCCGAGGCGGTCAGCCGCAACCAGTATTACCAAGCCCCGGCCGGACCCGGCCGACTACCGAGGTGACCCGTGGCCGCTAGCTTCCCCGCCAGCTATGACGCACTCACGAATCCCACCGCCGGCTCGCTGCTGACCTCGCCGTCGCACGCCGACCAGCACATCAACGCCAACGATATCGTGGAGGCCATCGAGCAGCGGGTCGGGCTGTCGGGGTCATCGTTCCCCGGCGGGCCGTCGTCCGGCCAGTTCTTCCACCACACCACCCGGCGGCTGGACTACTTCTACAACGGGACGCGCTGGCTGACGACCCACCTGTACGAGATTGCACTCGGGATCGAGTTAGGCGTTCAGCCCTTCGCGGCCACAACGACCGGCCTACGGGTCATGGCCCCCCATGCTGGCGTGTATGACCTTTGGCTGGAAACCTTCCAGGGCTCGTTCTTCGTTGTCACGGGTGGAACTGCCCTTGGCGCATCGCATAAGTGGGTCTGCACCCTCGTCAAGCAACCGGCGGCTGCCGTGGTGGCAACGGTGAACATTGACTCTGGCGCGTCGAACGCCTTCAGGAACTCCGGCCAAGTCGCCATTGCCGCGCTGCTCGGAACCACGAACTTCACCTTTGACGTGATCGCCACGAAGACGGGGACGCCCGGCAACCTCCACTTTTGGGCAACCATCACCTACCGCATGGTGGGCTAGATGGCCATCGCCACCTACAACGACGCGGGAGACACCTACGAGGACACCGACTTCCTGTGGGACGGGCTGGACCCGGCACTCGCCATGAGCGTCCTGGTTGGTACCTCGGCGGCGGCGGCCGACCTGACCGGCGACATCAAGTGGGACACCTTTGTCGCCACCGATAACGGTAGCACCGGGCGCAGCCTGATCAGCTTCCGCATCGAGGCGGCGCTGTCTGCGCTGACAACGGTCACCGACCAGGCGCTGGTCAAGGTCGTCAACCACACCCTGCACACCGAAACGCACCGCGCCCTGATCCGCTCGCGGAAGCCCATCGGGCGGCCGCTGTACGACGCGGTGGAGATCATCGCCGACGATCTCGGCAGCCTGCTGGATGACACCTTCATCGCGCTGGAGATCCGCCCCGCTGAAACGATGCAGGCGCGGCTCATTGCGCTGTGGGCCGCCTACCGCCCGAACCTGCTGGACAACGACACCAGCCTGATCGCGTCCATCGGCAGCACACTGGAGGCGCAGACCTTCGCCGGTGTCACCCTGCGCCAGGCGATCGAGTCCACCCTTAGCCAAGCCTCGGCGTCGGCGGACTACTTCATCGACGGCATCGGACGGCTGCGGGTGTTCACCGCCTCGGGCCTGACCGCGCCGTTCAACATCGACAACGACGCGCCGGGCGGCGGCGAGGTGGCGGCCGACCGGCTGGACATCGAGTACGACACCAACAGCTTCGTCGAGCGGGTCTATGTCCAGGGCGGGACGCCGGAAGGGTCGGGCTACTACCCGGCCGAGGGTCGGGTTCGCACCAAGGTTATCCAGGCGCCGGACTGCACGACCGCCGCGATGGCGACCGCGCTGGCCAGCATGTACCTCGGCCGGGTGGACAGCGGCATCGCCCGCGGCTCGTTCGAGATCACCGGCGTCGACGGTTGGCAGGCGGGCCAGATGGTGCTCATCACCGACGCGGCAAAAGGGCTGTCAGCCGCGAGCTTCCGCATCCACAAGGTGACGACCCGGGTCGCCCGTCCTGGTCCGACTGCCGCCACCCTCGTCTTCCGCTACACCGTCGAGTTCGGCGGGTCGCAGGCGGGCGGCGGGCAGGGCGTGCCGACCGACACCCTCGGCTCGGGGCAGCTCGTCTACGGCAACCTCGGCGGGCAGAGCAACACTTACATCACCGCCGATGGCGTCATCGTGACGGACGGGCTCTAGTGTGCGGCGTCGCTCATTCCTCAAAGTCCTGCTCGGCTTCTTCGGAGGGCTGCTGATGCCGACGCGGGTGGCGATGGGCCGGCTGGACGAGATCACTGGCGGAACGGACCAGTTCGGGCTGTACGTCTCCGGGCCGGACGGGACGACGATCATCGACGGCACGTCCAACATGTTCAAGATCACGGCTAGCGGAACCATGTCTGTGACGGCCCCGGCAGGAAGTGCCGACGAGTCAACACTGACGCTCCCCGGTCTTGGGGAGGTATCAGTCACTCCCGCTTTCGCAGGGTTTGTGGGGCCGGGTGTTTCCGACGACTCAGATCGAGTCGGGCCGTTAGAAATCCCCGGGCCTGAGTGGTTATGGGCCGCTGCATCATCGGGCGGTGCGGTCACCACTCGCTTCCTCGGACTAAAACAGTATTTCTACTTCTACTCTGACTTGACCGGGTCGACTGTCTCGATTCACCTGGTGGGCTTCAACGCCTACACTTTCGATGTAGACCGTGGCGGCAGGTTCTATATGCTTCTAGAGGGGGCCATCTGATGCGCTCGCTGCTCGCCTACGACGCCGCTGGCAACGTGATGGCCACCCTCGACTATATGGTGGCCCGCGGCGAATCGGGTGAGGCCATCGGCCTCGTCGACTTCGCCGCGCAGGAAGAACATGGTGAGCTGCTCGAGGTTTGGAATGTCCACGGCGCCAAAGGTTCCGGCACCTGGCCCGAGTGGTTGGGCAGCCAGGCGCACAACTTCAAGGTCGAGCGAGCCAACGGCCGGATCGCTGCCCTCGTCCACCGCTCCACCGGCCACCGCCGCGAGCGGGACAAGATCGAGGCAGCCATCGAGAAGCGGGTCAAGGCGGCGGGTGACAAGCCGGCGGACCTCCGCGATCTCGTCGGCGGCCCGAACCGCCCGCTGCTGCTGAATGACCGGGGCCAGACCAAGAAGCGCGAGAAGGTGACGCGGCCGAGCCTGCCGATCATCGGGAAGAAGGACTAGAGACGGGCTGACCTGTGCTATACTCCTCATCTGCCCTGACCGAAAGGAAGGGGCGGCAGAGAGGCCCCGAAGGCGAAAGCCGGAGGGGTTCTTTCGTTATGCCCCTTCGGGCCGCTTGCCCTGCACCACACCGCTTGACATCCGTAGTCTGACGCATTACGGTTGTCACCACATGGGCACCAAGGGCCTCACCCCCGAGAAGATCCGCGCCGCTCTCGCGCTGTCCGATTACTCGGTCACCGCCGCGGCCAGACTCCTCGGTGTCAGCCGCCAGGCGGTTCACGCCGGGATGCGGCGGCACGGGATCGTGGTCGAGAAGAGCCTGCCCGCCACCGGCGACAAGAACGCCGCATGACCGACCTCATCACCCCGCTGCGCCGGACGCACACCTGCCCTGACTGCTCCGGCCACCTGACGACCATCCGCATCCGTCTGAGCGCCTGCACGCCGTCGTACCGAACCCTCACCCAGCGGCTCCGTGTCGGCCGGCTGCTGGCCGCATGAGCCACTACCTGTACGTCGCCCTCTACCTGGGCATCGGGGTGGCCGCCTGCGCCGTCGTGCTGATCTCGTTCGCCTTGCTCCTGGCGGCGGCCGCGTCGTGACCCCGATCGGCCCCATCGTCGGGGCCACTACCCCGCTCAAGCTCCAGGACACCCTGATCGGCGGCAGCCTCTCGACGTGGGGCGCGAAGGAAGCCCTCAAGGCCATCAGCGGCCAGACCTTCGCCGACTACGCCGCGATGGAGCGAGCCGGGCTCGATGCGGTCAACGCTGCCACCCGTCGCGGCACGATCGTCCACGACCATGTCGCCGCCATCCTCCGCGGCGAGACGCCCAGCCCGACGCCCGAGACGGCGGGCTACATCTACGCCTACGCCTCGTTCCTAGCCGACCATCGGCCGGAGTTCATCGCGGTCGAGCAACGGGTCCTCAACCCCTCGGCGATGTACGCCGGCACCTTCGACTTCCTGGCCAAGGTCAACGGACGGGTCGCCCTCGGTGATATCAAGTCGGGCCGCTTCAAGCAGAGCCACATCCTCCAGCTGGCCGCCTACTCAATGTGCCGCATGGCCGGCACCAGCCTGACCCTCGACCAGTGGCACCGCTACTGGTGGACCGGCGACACGGCCGACTTGACCCCGCTGCCCCGCATCCAGGACTACTACGTCCTGCTGCTCCGGTCCGACGGCTACGAGCTGGTCCCGGTTCAGGTCAACAGCGCCGACAAGCGCCATTACCTCGGACTCGTCAAGACCTTCCACGCCATGAAGGCGTGGGATCTAGCACAGGCCCAGGAGGTGGCCGCCGCATGACCAGACTCGCTGAAGCCTATGAAGCCCTCGCCGAGGCCGCCGCCGCGGTCGCCCTCGAGATACGCGCCACGGCGTCACCAGACGCCCCAGGAGCGCCGTCGTTCGAGGAGCTGCCCTTCGATGAGTACGACTCACACGAAGCCGCGACGCTGATCGCGGCAGAGGGCATCCAGAAGGCCCACGGTTCACTCGCCCAATGCCCGGCCCACCACACGCCGTACAAGGACGGCCGCTATGGGCCGTTCTGTCCACAGCCCTCGCAGGATCCGAAGTGGAGCAACGACCGCGGCTATTGCGTCGTGACCCCGGCCAAAGCCGCCGCCTACCTCCGACAGAAGGCCGCCGCATGAGTCGGAAGCGGTGCGCCTGCCATTCATCGGACCTCTACGCCACCCTCGTTGAGTGCCCGCAGTGTCATCACTGGTCACTCGACCGACAGGGTGATTGGGCCGCGTGTGAGCGGCGTCGTTGCGGATATGAGGCTCTGTCGTTCGCCGCTGCCGTTGAGTTGAAGTTCGGCGAGCAACTGGGGTGGGACGAGATATGACCGACCCGCTGACTCTCGCCGAGATCCGCGCCATCCTCGGCCTGGACCCGACCCCCTATGACCTCTACTGGTTCCGCCGCCAACGTGAGCTGTACGCCGCCGCGACGCACGAGGTCAAGATGTGGACCGACGTCGAACCGGGTCCCGACGGCTACAGCCGTCTCGTCGAGCGACCGATGACCATCCACGACGCGATGGCGTGGGCCAGCCACACGATGGGTGGGTCGTGAAGCAGCTCGGCCTCTTCTACCAGCACACGTCGGGCTCGGCACGAGCCCAACGCGGAATGGCGATCGCCGAAACCGCCGAGGCGTTTCACTCCGGCTGGATCGAGCTGGCCGATACGGTCATCGCCCGCCTGGCGTCCTACGGCGAGCCGTTCAGCGCGGAGGACGTCCGCCGCTGGGCCGGTGACCCGGTTCACCCGAACGCCGTCGGGGCGCGGTTCAACGCCGCGGCGCGGCGCGGGCTGATCGTGCCAGCGGGGATCACCAAGGCGACGCGGCCTGACCGCCACGCCTCGCTGCTGCGGCTGTGGGTGGGGGCGTGACCTGGACCGTCGAGCAGAGCCGCGCCTACAACCGCGAGTGGATGCGGACGCACCGCCGTCTCGTCCGCCAGAAGCAGACGGCGATGGCCGCGGCGCGGTTCACGCTGCATGACTACGCCTGCCCGTACCCGGTGAAGGGCTGCCGCTGCCGCTGCCTGGTGGTCACCGATGCCTAGACTGCTCGACCTGTTCTGCGGCGCCGGCGGGGCGGCGATGGGCTACCACCGCGCAGGCTTCGAGGTGGTCGGGGTGGACATCAACCCGCAGCCGCACTACCCGTTCGAGTTCCACCAGGCCGACGCGCTGACCTTCCCGCTGGACGGCTTCGACGCCATCCACGCCAGCCCGCCATGTCAGGCGTACAGCATCACGCGGCACCTACCCTGGGTGAAACACACGCCGAAGTGGGACAGCATCCCGCCCACGCGAGAACTCCTGGCGAGGGCGGAAGTGCCGTGGGTCATTGAGAACGTGGTCGGCGCTCCTCTGGATGGCATCACCCTCTGCGGGACGATGTTCGGACTCCGCATGGCGGATGGGGGTCCGGTATACCGGCACCGCCTCTTTGAGACCACGTTCTTTATGCTGGCCCCGGGGCACCCCAAGCACTTCGAAACCATCGTGCCCGGCGGCCGCTCGATGCACCGGAAGCAACAGACCCTCCAAGCCGTAGGTGTGGATTGGATGAGCGGCAGGGAGGCCCGGCAGGCTATCCCGCCCGCCTACACCGAGTGGATCGGCCGACAGCTGCTCGCCTCGATCGGGGTGGCAGCGTGAACGACCTCCAGCTCCTCCACGCCGCCCGCAAGGCGAAGCGCCACGAGCATCGGTGGGTTGATGGTTTCACGCGACTCGGTGGGTGCGTTGATTGTGGTCTGACCCGAGAGGACTACGAGGCCCGCCAGCGCCGCGGCCGCACGTCGCTCCGCGCCGGCAAGGACGCCGAGCGCCACATCGCTAAAGCCTACGGCGGCAAGCGGACCGGGATGTACGGCGGCCCGGATGACGTCCTGGTCGGCGACCTGTTCATCGTGCAGTCTAAGGCCGGTGGCTGGTTCAGCACTCGCTATTGGAACGAGTTGGCGAAGCTGCCGCGCACCGGCGGACGGATACCGACGCTCGTCGTGTCGGAGCGGCCTGGGCCGGGGCGACCGACACGGCGGCTGGTCATCCGGCTGCTGGAGGACGACGTGGCGCTCCACGGGGAGAAGCCGTGAGCGTCGAGATCGTCGCCATCGCGGCGCTGGTAGTCGTACTGGTAGCAATCCTGGAAGGGATACGAGCTGCCCGGCATCCGCTACTCACGACGCCAAAGGCTGAGCGGAAGATTGAACCGGGCGAGTTTGAACCGGGCGGGTGGGGTGTGGGCGATCCGGGTCCATTGGGCACACAGGTGTCGTACCGATGAGGATCCGTCAGATCAAGCCCTCCTACTGGGATGACTCGCGGCTCCACCACACGCCGGGGATCACCGCCGAGGTCCGCGAGTTCTACATCGGCACCTGGCAGCTAGCGGATGACATCGGCTGGATCGTGTGGGACGTGAGCGCCATCGCCAAGCAGCTCTACGGCTGGCAGAGCGTCGGTCGGCGCGAGCGCAACGTCCGAGAGTGGGGCGCTCGCCTCGCCGGCATCGGCCGCCTGAACATCTACGAGTGCGGCCATGCCTGGATACCCACCCTCGCCAAGCACCAGCGGATCGGTGGGACGAAGGCCGAGGGAGCCTACCGTGAGCACCAGCGATGCCAGTCTCCGCAGACCTCCGCCGACCTCCGCAAAGTTCCGCAGACCTCCGACACGGTAAGTAACGTAACGGTAGGGAACGGTAAGGAAAGTAACGGTAGCCCGGATTCTCAATCCGACGAACCGACCGTCGTCCCGTACCACCGTCGGAAGCCCGCATGATCCACACCGGCGACTGCATCGAGGTCATGGCGACCCTGCCAGCGGAGTCGGTCGACGCCGTGGTGACCGACCCTCCGTATGACTTACTGACCACCTCAAGGAATGGATCGCGGAGGCTCAACAACCCCGACAACCCCGCTGGACGTTCGGCTAAGGGTTTCATGGGGAAGACCTGGGATGGCACCGGCGTCGCCTTCCGCGTTGAGACATGGCGCGAAGCGTTCCGCCTTTTGCGTCCTGGCGGCCACCTGCTGGCGTTCGGTGGCACCCGGACGTACCACCGCCTCGCCAGCGCCATCGAGGACGCGGGCTTCGAGATCCGCGACTGCCTGGTGTGGGTGTATGCCAGCGGATTTCCGAAGAGCCTCGACGTGTCGAAGGCGATCGACAAGGCGGCTGGCGCGGAGCGGCAGACGGTAGCGGTCGCTGAGTCGTGGAATAGACCGAACAGTCTCGACGGCGACAGCGCCCGGATGAATGCATCGCCGGGCTCCTACGACGTCACCGCCCCAGCCACCGACGCCGCCAAACGCTGGCAAGGCTGGGGCACGGCGCTCAAGCCGGCGTGGGAGCCGATCGTCATGGCCCGCAAGCCGCTGGTCGGCACCGTTGCGGCGAACGTCCTGGCGCACGGCACCGGCGCGCTGAACATCGACGCTACGCGGATACCGACTAGCGATGATCTCGGTGTCCAACCCGCCAGTCGAGCACCGAATCGAATCCTCGGCAAACTCGACTACAACGATGGCGACGAGTGGACGCAGAACGCCGCCGGCCGCTGGCCCGCCAACCTGATTCTCACCGACCCCATCTTCGACGGTGGCGTGGACGGCGTGGTTGGGGGCGGCTCAACTGAGGGCGGTCAGTTTCCGACACAAACGGCTGACTCAATGTTCGGGATTGGCGGCTACCGTGATCCCGCTGGCCCACGCGATACCGACGCCGGCACCTACTCCCGCTTCTTCCTGGTGCCGAAGAGTTCACGGTCGGATCGGGAGCCGGTGCTGCGCGGGACGCTAGCAGTAGGTGACGGCAACAAGTGGAACGCTGGTGGTATCGGTGAACGTCGTCGTCAGGCGGGGCAGAACCTACGCGAGAACCTGCATCCCACGGTCAAGCCCGTCGAGCTCATGCGCCACCTCGTCCGCCTCGTCACGCCACCCGGCGGCACCGTCCTCGACTGCTTCCTCGGCAGCGGCACGACGGCGATCGCCTGCGAGCAGGAGGGCTTCGCCTGGATCGGGATTGAGAAAGAGCCAGAGTACGTCGCCATCGCCGAGGCGCGGCTGAACGGGACGCAGCGGGGGCTCGGGCTGGACGTGGCCGCGTCGACGGGCAAGCGCAACAAGTCGAAGAGCCATTGGCCGAAGGAGCGGACGCCGGGCAAGGACGGCTGGGGTTTCGGAGATGCACGTGGCTCGATTACTAGGACACGCCCGCACCTACACGAGCAAGCAGCACTACATCGCCCTCAACGATGTTCCCCGGGCGGCCCTAGACAGTATCGAGAGGATGCTGGCATGAGCGACCCGAGTGCCATGCCGGTCGTGCGGCAATGGATGTGCCTGGATGTGTGGCTGATGCTGGGTCGACCCACCGAGTCGTTCCCCGCTCCGGTCACGGCGGAGACCTTCGCTGATCTGTGGGCCGAGATGATGCACGCCATCGCTGAACTGGCGGACAACGCGCCATGACCGGCCCCTCCTTCCTCGAAGCGATGGTGTCGGGATGAACTGTCCCACCTGCGGTGAGCCGATCCCGTTGGGGGAACTAGCACACACTGACCTCGATCATCCGGGCTATGGGAAACCCGACACCGCGCTCGACGTGGAGCGGCTGCGGGACGCGTTCTGGGTAGTTGTCAACCGCGACCTTTCCTCTCCGCCGAACAGACGGACTACTGGATACCTTCCCTCAATAGATGACATCGAAGCCGAGTACGCCCGCCTGACCGAGGCCGACCGATGACCACGCCGCGAACCGATGCGGGCCGAGCGCTACTGAACGGCATGCGGGACAAGTTTGCCGAAGGAACGCTCGGTCGCCAAGCCGCTGATAAGTTTGGCCCGGCTTTAGCGGAAGTCGAGGACGAGGCCGCACTGCGGCAGTTAGAAGCCGACCTCCATGACAGCGAACCGCTGGCCCTCCTGCGGGCGCTGGTGGAAGCGAACGCGACCTCAATCGACGATCACTCAAACTCGTTCGGTTGCCCCGGTGAGGATCAGTACGGGGTAGGGCATGACGACGTGGTTCACGTTGCGCCTTACCACTGTGCTCCCGATGCCTGCGATATCTGCGCCGCTCAGGCAGATGCCCGCCGCTATCTAACGGGTCACGCGGTGACCCGTTCGGGTGTCAAGTGATGTCGTTTCAGGTGGCTTGCGGTGGCGCAATGTGCGACGGGCCAATCGTCCATTCACGCTCAGAATTGGCTCATTTGAGCACGATTGAGATGGCGCGCCGGGCAGGATTCGAACCCGCGGCCTGGTGGTCCGAAGCCATCTGGCAGGTGAGCGTGAGTTATGCTCAGCCTCGATGAGCGAACGAGTCACGCGGTGACACGTTGGCCGTAAAGTGTAGGTACTGTAAGGTGGTCCAAGCCTCCGGCGAGGCCGAGCCGATGCCGCCGCCGCACACCCTGCTGAAGCTTCGCCCGCTGCTCGGCATCCTCGCCGACGCCCTCGAGTTCGACCTGATTGACTCCGGCACCTACACCGCCCAGGAGTTCGTCACCTGGATCCAGCTCCAGTACCTCGGCCGGCCGAACATCGGGCTGGGCGGCGGCGTCGTCCTGCGAGCGCATGACGTGGGCGTGCTGCGCGCTGTCGGCCCGCACCGATGAGCGACGAACTTTGTCATTGCGGTATCGAGATATCTCCTCATTTCGAGGACTTGGACCTGGAGTTGTTTGAAGCCCATAAGACTAAATGCTGTAACTGTTTCGACTCTTGGCTAACGGTAGGTGAACATCATCCGTGGAGTTGTGCCGAGTGCGGGAAGCGATGACCGCCCCGCCGCTCTACCTGATGCTCACCGCCGCCCGCGCCGAGCTCGCCGCCGAGACGCCCGTTCGGCTCCACTCGCCGCACGCCTCGAAGACGGAGGACGCCGACGGCCACATCGAAGCGGACGAGGGTGGCATCGGGTTGCCCTTCACCGAGCGGTTCCACCGGCTCATCAGCATCCGCGAGCGGCCACGGCAGACCGAGTTCCTGATGCGGGGCAGCCTGGACGAGGTGCGCGACTGGTGCCTGCGTGACCATCCGACCCACGACGACGCGCTCTGCGGCCGGGTCATCGTCCTCGCCGTGCGCTGGACGTGGGGCACCGAGCAGATCAGCCACCTGGTGCTGTACCCCGAGCCGGTCGTCCGCTCGCTGCTGATCCATGCGCTGCAGCACGCAGCCGGCTGGCGTCAGGCGCGGTCCACGGCGAAGAAGCCGACGGCTGCGGATATTGTCATCCAGGAGGTTGACCGTAGAATGGCGTGGCGACGGAAGGAGGCGGTATGACCCTAGAACTCATGCTTCTGAGCGCCCTAGTCGGTGCTCTTTCGGGACTGGCGCTCTGGGCGGCTGTCTTCGGCGGAGTGGTCATCGCCAAGTTCATCTGGCGCGCCTGGAGTCACCACAAAGGTTCAGGCTGATGTGCGAGCACTGTGAATGGGACGAGAAGAGCATCGCGCTGCTCATGGGCTTGGCGGACGGGACCATCGAGCCCGTACTGGTGTCTCGGGGGCTAGCTCAGCAGATTCTGGATGACTTGCTAAGGCCTTCGCCCTGGTCGGCCTTCCTCGAAAAGGTTGACAAGGGCTGACCCGTGGGCGCAATGTATGACGGCGTAGTACAGGAGCGAACCGCAGACGGGGGAGCCTAGCCTGTTGTTCGCGCACCCTTGAATCAAAACTGAGCCGCCCTAACCGGCGGCGTTTCTGTTGTGGGGGAGCCCACCATGACTCTCGGCAACGGCGACAACCGCTACGACCCGCAGGAAGGCGACGCCAACCTCCCCGTCCCCGACCCGACCCGCCTGACGACGCAGCTCGTCGACCGTGCGCTGGCTGGCTTCCGCGAAGTGGTGTTCAACCGGCTGGCGGCAATGGACACGGCCACCGGGCTGGTGGCCGAAGGTCTGCGCGATATGCGCCATGACTCGGCCGTCCAGCACGAGCATCTCAAGGAGGATCGGGACCGCCAACTTGCCTCAGGCCGGGAGTTCATCCTGTCTCGGATCGAACAAGTGGACAAGGTGGGCGCTGAGAAGTTTGCGGCCATTGCCACTCAGTTCACCGAACGCGACACCCGAACCGAGCAGGCTGCTCAGGAGTCTCGCATCAGCCTGGACGCCGCCCTTGCTGCGGCGAAGGAGGCCGTGTCTGAGCAGAACAAGGCCAACACCCTCGCCATCGGCAAGTCAGAGGACGCGACTAAGGAACGGCTCGACGCGCTGACCCTGCTGATGACCAACAGTTTCGCCGCTCTCGACGACAAGATCAACGACCTCAAAGGCCGCATGGACCGAGGCGAGGGACAGGGTCAAGGGGTGCAGGCCACTCGTACCGAGCAGCGCGAGGCAACGACTGACTATCGAGCCTGGATCGTCGCCCTGATCGCCGCGGTCATCGGCGTGGCAGGGCTCATCGTGGCGCTGTTCCGCTAGGAGGACACGGATGAAGTTTCGGCTCGTCCAGCGCGATGGCGTGGACACGCTCCACCGCAACCCTTCGTTCGAGGAGTGTCAGGTCGACGACGCGGACAAGGTTGTCGCCCTGACCCTCAGCATGGAAGAGGCGAACCGCATCGCTGATGAGGCGACAGGATCGGCTCACGCATGTCTCCATTGCCGGCCGCTCGATGGCTGATGTCTTCCCCGGTGCCACGCTGGTGCAGACCGATGGGTTCTATGCCCGAACTACACCCGACCCTAGTCTCGCAGTTAGTTGCATCCACATCACCGCCAGCCTTCGGTCGGCGCAGTCAGAGGTCACCGGACGCCAACAGGCCAACGGTGGCGTCACGGCGACCTTCTTCGTGGACCCGGATGGCACCCCGTGGCAGCAGCTCGGCGAGCCGACCCGCATGGGCCCCTGGACCAACGGCGTCCTCAACCGACCCGACCTGACCAACCCCCGGATGGCGGCCATCGTCAGGGATGGCGTGAACCCGAACCTCCGCTGCCTGGTCACCATCGAGAACGTCGGCATCGAGCCCGGCAACCCGATCACCGCGGCGCAGGAAGCCACCGCCGCCAAGATCATCGCCCACTACCACCCGAAGATCGGGCTCCCGATCAACCGGGAAACGGTGGTCGGCCACTACCAGTTCGACAGCGTGAACCGCCCGAACTGCCCGAGCACCAACAAGGCCGTCATCGACCGCATCGTGGCCCTGGCCGCAGGAGGCACCGACGATATGAACCTCAAGGGCACGCCGGTCAACCCGGTCCAGAACCGGAAGACGACGCTCAAGGCGGGCGGCGCATTCGTGGTCGATCCGACCGCTGCGCCATACGACGTCATCACCAGCTACCAGCCCGGCCAACTGTTCATCCCGAACTACCTGGTGAAGGGCAACAGCATCCTCGGCACCGACCAGTGGTACGGCGGCTTCGAGCCGTTCCAGCGCGCCGGGCAGCCGACCGCGTTCGGGTATCTGTCGGTCGGCCTCTGCAACCCGTTGGCGCCGATTGAGGCGGGTGGAGACACCGCCGCCGCGTACAACGCGGGCCTCGGCGCCGCCAAGCAGGCCGTTGAGGCCGTTCCGCCGAAGTGAAGTTTCTCATCGGTTTCGTCATTGGCGCAGGGGTGGGCTTGGCAGTGGGTGGGCGATACGCGCTGCGTGCTGTCGCCGCCAAGCCCGCCCCTGACTACGACCCGTATGCCAAGCCATTCGGCGAAGTGGTGACGATCGCTGAATGGATCCCCGGCACGACCTACGTCCCCGATCCGCCTGTCAACGCCACGAACTAGGAGACGCCTCCATGCTGGACTTCCTCCGCAACATTCTGGAGAAGGAACCGGCCCGCATCGTGGGCTACGGCTCCTCGGTGGCGGTGTTCCTGGCGTTGAAGGCGGCTGAAGCCCTGGGTGTCACCCTGACGGTGGACGTCCAGTTGGCGATCAGCACGTTGGCCGGCTTCGTTATTGCCGAGGTCATCCGCCGCTTCGTGTACTCGCCCGCCACCACGCAGGCCATCGCCAACCAGGCCACCCATCAGCAAGCCGGTACCGCGGTCGACATCGGTCACCCACCTGATGCAACCCCGCCCCTACCAGAAGGTGAACTGTGAGTATTGACCTCATCCTGCTGATCCTGGCGGCCATCTGCTTCGCCCTCGCAGCCCTGAACATCGACCTGACCCAAGGCAAGCTCAACCTCGTGGCCCTTGGCCTACTCTGCTTCATCCTCACGATGTTGATCTAGATAGCGGATCGCCTCCCCGAGACAGCATGGGTACTTACCGTTGATGCGGGCGTGTCTCGGATACCGGGACCATCCATGCGGGGTACTCATCGAGGGGTACCGGCGTCGGTGTACCCCCTGCCAACGACAGCACGAGCGCAACCGCATCGCTCGCCGCGGCTCGCTGTACTACCGGCCACACCGCAAGGCAGCACGGGAGGCGATCGACGAGGAGCCGTGGTGCCACTGGCCGGGGTGCATGGCCACCACCGATCTGACCGCTCAACACCTGGTAGCAGGGGATGGTGACGGTGGCTACACGGTGCTCTGTCGTCGACACAACACGGTCGAAGCGAACCAGCGCCGCGCCCAGCGCACGGCGTAGGGGGGCGGGTCGGCGACGGGTTTCCGACGCCCGCCGTTGACCCCGCACTTCCTCGCCGCGAAGAAAACTCTGAGGTGATATGACCGCAAGCCCGATGACGGCGGTGGCTCCGCGTCGTCGGGCCCCGCAACCGTTCACCGTCGACCACTTCCGAGCATGGGCCGCCGAGCTGGAGCTCGACAACGGCCAGCCGTGGATCGTCGAGCCGTTCTTCCTGGATTGCGTCGAGGACTACTTCGCCGGCACCCCGGAGAACTGGTGGGTCGTGCCCGAGGGCAACAGCAAGACCACCTCGACCGCCGGCCTCGCGGTCTACCTCCTCGAGTTCCGCAAGCGGGCGGAGATCCCGTGGGGTGCCGCCAGCCGGGACCAGGCCGAGATCGGCTACCGGCAAGCCGAGGGATTCGCCAAAGCACCCCGACTCGGCAAGCTCCTCCGCTGCTACCCCGGCTATCGTCGGATCATCAACCCGAGCACGGGTGGCCGCCTTCAGATCTTCGCGGCCGACGACGGGACGGGCGACGGGATCATCCCGTCCGATGCCTTCCTCGATGAGCTCCACCGCCACAAGAACTTACGCCTGTACCGAACGTGGTCGGGCAAGCTCGTCAAGCGTGGCGGGCAGCTCGCCACGATCAGCACCGCCGGCGAGCCGGGGTCGGAGTTCGAGCAGACCCGCGAGCGAATCCGTCAGGAGACGCCAGTCGTCGAAAGCCGGCCGGGCTACATCCACTGTCGCTCGCGACGCATCGCGCTCCACGAGTACGCCGTGCCGGAGGATGGCGATGTCGAGGACATGGCCATCGTCAAACTGGCCAACCCGTTCAGCGGGATCACCGAAGAAACGCTGGCCGACAAGTTTGCCTCGCCTACGATCACGATGGTCCACTGGCGGCGGATGGTCTGCAACCTCCCGACTCGGGCTGAGAACGCCGCGGTTCAGGAAGTCGAGTGGCATGCCGCCGCAGTCGACGATCCGATCCCCGAGGGCGTGCATATCTGGTGCGGTATGGACATCGCCTGGAAGTGGGACACCACCTCCATCGCCCCGCTCTGGATGCGTGACCCGGAGTACCGCCTTCTCGGTCCCGCCCGCATCCTCGTCCCGCCCCGCGACGGTACGCAGATGGACGAGGACGTCGTTCGCCGGGCGTTGACCGAGATCCACGGGCGCAACCCGATCGACCATCTGGTTGTCGACCCCACCGATGCACGAGAGCTCGTCCGGTGGGCGTCTGAGGAGTTAGGCGTCGCGGTCATCGAGCGGCCGCCGACGGTTCTCACCCGGATCGAGGACTTCGCTCGGTTCATGGAGGCGTTGCGAAACGGCTGGCTCAAGCACAGCGGCGACCGTGGCCTTACGCAGCACGTCCTCAATGCCCAGGTTCACATCCTTCCCAAAGGCGACCCCGTCTTCGAGCGGCCATCACAGACCCGTCAGGGTGGAAACCAGGAGTTGCGCGTGATAGACGCTCTAAGTGCTGCCTCAATGGTTCACGCCATCGCATCGGCGCAGCCGGAAGCGGAAGCCGTGCCGATGGCGTCATGGGGCTGATCGACCGTCTGACCGCCGCCTTCCGCTCGACGTCCATCCCGCCGTGGCCGCCGGCGGTGGACAACTACTGGCCCTTCGCCAACATCGGCGGGAGCGCCTACCCGCTCCTCAACCTCACCATCCCCGGTGACCGTGAGGAGGAGATCGAGTCCAGCTTCGAGTCCTACGTCGCCAGGGCGTTCAAGTCGAACAGCGTCGTGTTCGCGTGTGCGCGGGATCGGTTGTCGCTGTTCTCGCAGGCCCGCTTCCAGTGGCGAAACTTCCGCGACGGCAAGCTGTACGGCAACGACAGCCTGAACATCCTTGAGCACCCGTGGCCCAACGGGACGACCGCTGATCTCCTGGCCCGTGCCATCACCGACGCCGACTTCGCCGGCAACTTCTACGCCACCCGGCGCCGCAACCAGATCAAGCGCATGCGCCCGAGTTGGGTCACGATGGTGTACGGCACCAACGACCCCGACGTTTCGTCCGACGACCTGGACGCCGAGTTCCTGGGGATCATCTACTACCCCGGCGGCGAGCATCATCCGACCGGGCCGCCCGTGTTCCTGCAACGCAGCCAGATCGCCCACTTCGCACCCATCCCCGACCCGACCGCCAACGTCCGGGGCATGAGCTGGATCACGCCCATCGTGCGCGAGATCATGGGCGACTCGGCGGCCACCGCCCACAAGCTTCGGTTCTTCGAGAACGGCGGCACGCCGCAGATGATCGTCAAGCGCCCGGACGCCCCAAGCCCGGAGATGTTCAAGCAGTGGCGCGAGCTCATCGACTCGGGCAATACCGGCGTGGCCAACGCCTACCGGACGCTGTACCTGACCGCCGGCGCCGATGCCACCGTCGTCGGCAAGGACTTCCAGCAGCTCGACTTCAAGGTTACCCAAGGCGCGGGCGAGACACGCATCGCCGCGGCCTCGGGGATTCATCCCACGATCGTCGGTCTGTCCGAAGGGCTGGCCGGGTCGTCACTCAACCAAGGCAACTTCGGCGCCGCCCGGCGCCTGGTGGCGGACAAAACCCTGTGGTGGTTGTGGGCCAACTTCGCCGGGTCGATGGAGACGCTGGTCCCGCCGCCCACCGGCGCGCAGTTGTGGATCGACGCCAGCACCATTCCGTTCCTGCGCGAGGACCGCAAGGACGCCGCCGAGATCCAGCAGATCAAGGCGGCGACCATCCGCCAACTGACTGACGGCGGCTACGACCCGCCCTCGGTCATCAAGGCCGTGGAGGCCGAGAACATGAGCCTGCTGAAGTGGACCGGCCTGGTGTCGGTCCAGCTCCAGCCGCCTGGAACGAAAGCACCGGAACCGACCAACGGGACGGTTCCCGCCGAAGCAGGAGTACCCAATGAAGCCTGAAGACCTCGCCGCGGTTCCACCTGCCCGGCTGCCTTTCCCCGTGACGCGAGCCGCCGCCCTCTCGGTGGAGACGCGGGACGACGGTGAGCTGGACGACGGGATGCCGACGATGGTCGGCCACTTCTCGACCTTCGACACCTGGTACGAGGTGGACTCCTTCATCGAAGGCCGGTTCATGGAGAGCATCGGCCGCCGCGCCTTCCAGAAGACGATCCGTGAGAGCCGCGATCAGATGAAGGTGCTGTACGACCACGGCCAGGATCCGCAGATCGGCAACAAGGTGCTCGGACCCATCAAGGAACTGCGAGCCGACGACATCGGTCCGGCCTACGCGGTGCCGTTGTTCGACACCAGCTACAACCGCGACCTCGCGCCGGGCCTGAAGGCGGGCGCCTACGGCAGTTCCTTCCGCTTCACCGTCGAGCAGGACAAGTGGGACAACTCGCCGGACACCTCCGACTACAACCCCGAAGGCCTGCCCGAGCGGACGATCACCGAGGCCCGCGTCTACGAGTTCGGGCCGGTCACCTTCCCGGCCAACCCCAGCGCCACCGCCGGCGTCCGGTCAACAACCGACGCGTTCTACCGCCGCAGCCGTGATCCCGAGTCATTCGAGACGCTGCTGCGAACCGCTCAACAGGCCCGCACTCCGCAAGGAGCCGCACCTTCTTCCGACGAGCCGCCAGACGACACTCACTCCGAGCCGTCGCCGCTGGACACTCCGCAGATCCCCGAGCCGGATGATCCGGCCCCACCCGCAGACGATGAGTCTGCCAACAGGAGTACCACCGTGGAGTACACAACTTTGGAGGCGAAGACCTCTCGGGTGAACGAGCTCAAGGAAGCGATTGAGCGTCTGTCCACCGAGACGGTCGGAGTCTTTTCCGTCGAACAGCAGGCCCGCTGGGATGCCGACAACAAGGAGCTCGATGCTCTGAACGCCGACATTGAAGCGTGGAACACCCGCCAGGCCCGGCTCGCCGTCGTCAAGGCAGAGAGCACCGAGGTTGGCGAGGACCGTGGCGTGCCCAAGCCGCAGCACATCCCCGGCGTCATCGTTCGCAACAAGCGCGATGTCCACAGCGAGTTGACACCCGAAGCGCGCTCCCACGAGGAGCGGCTTCAGATCTTCCGCGACGACGCCATGCGGATCACCGAGGTCGAGTCCTTTCCGCAGATCGGCTCCGCGGGCGCGCAGGCGTCCCGTGATCGGATCGCGGACCTTCTCGACAACCACGACTCGCCCGACAAGGAGCTGGCCCGCCGGATCAAATACACCGGGAGCCCGGTCTACAAGCGGGCGTTCACCAAGTTCCTAAAGAGCATGGGCGGCCAGTTGTTCCTCACCCCCGAGGAGCAGCGAGGTACGGCCCTTGCGGTGGGCGTGGATGGCACTGGTGGGTTCACCGTCCCGTTCGCGTTCGACCCGACGATCATCGCCATCGGCTCGTGGTCCGGTGCGGTCAACCCGTACCGCCGCGTGTGCCGCGTGGTGCCGATTGTGGGCACCGACACCTGGAACGCTCTGACCTCGACCGCCGTCGTGGCAACCCGAACGACCGAGGCGGCTGCTGCGATTGAGCAAGGCCCAACCTTCGCCCAGCCGCAGTACATCGTGACTCGGGTTCAGGGTCAGATCACGGCCTCGTTCGAGATGTTCCAGGACCGATCGGATCTCGGTTCTGAGATGGCTGTCCTCATCCAGGAGGCCAAGGACAACGAGGAAGAGAACTCGATGGCTGTCGGCGCGACTGCCGCGGCGAACATCGGCGTCGGTCCGGTGAACGGCACCTCGGGCGCGTACACCTCGATCACCACGGCGACCTCGGTCACCCTCGCGGCGGCCGACTTCGACGCGGTTGAGGCGGCGCTCCCGGTCCGCCATCGGTTCGGAGCCCAGTGGTTCCTCAACCGGCTGTCCATCCGTCGAGCGCAGTCGCTCGAAACCACGGGTGGCAAGCTGTTCGGTGGGAGCCAGTACCCGGCCGTGGGCAACCCGGCTGTGGACAGCGCCGGCAACACCGGCCTCCGGCTTCTCATGTACCCCGTCAATGAGTCGCCGTCACTGCCGACCGCGCAGACCGCCAACATCGTCATCGGGACGCTGCTGGCTCCGCAGTCCTATGTGATCGTCGAGCGAATCGGGATGAGCGTCCAGTTCATTCCGTTCATCCTCAACTCGTCTGCCCTGGCCACCGGCCAGCAGGCGCTCTACTTCATGTGGCGCAACACGGCCAAGCCGATCAACGTCGACGCTGGCCGCACGCTCCGCTACCTGACCTAGTAGCCCACCGGGGCGGCGGGAATCCCCTCCCCGCCGCCCCACCTCCAGGAGATTCCTCATGGCGAAGGCCGCCCAATACACGGTCACCGAGTCATTCATCGGCAACCTCAACGGGGCCGAAGTCGAGTACCACAAGGGCGAGGTCGTGGACGCCGACGACCCCGCTGTCAAGAAGATGGCGGGGCACTTCGAGCCCCTCGTCATCCGAGGTCACGAGCGGGCT